GTTATGTAGAAAACGGAGGTACGGCAATAGGTGAAGGTTTAGTTACAACTTCGCCAGCACCATCAGGCGATCATGATGAAGACTTGGTAATTACAACAAGTCCTGCGGTAGGTGATACAACTATAGGTATTACTCTTGCAGGTAGCACTGATGGAGCAGCAAAAAATTTCTATGCTGAAGGGTATGTGTTTTTTAACTTAGCAAGCACTACTCCACACGAGATGTACAAGATTAAATCTCACGATGCTGTGGCAGCAAGCGGAACAGTAACAATTACTATAGATGAGTCTGATGGATTCCAAACTGCTATTACAGCAGGTACTGATACGGCAGGTTTAATTAGAAGTCCTTACAAAGACATTGTAGTTGCCCCAGCGGCAGTTGCAGGTAGATTTGTTGGGGTAACTGCTGCTGACATAGAAGCTAGCTATTATGGTTGGGTTCAAGTAGCAGGTTTATCTTCTGCTAAAATTGATGGTACTCCTGCGGTCGGTACATTAGTAGGGGCAAGTTCAAACCACACAGGACAACTTCTTGCAGTTGGTGCTGATACTACTCCTGCTCTTGGCAGATTGCATGGTAAAGCAGGCGTGGATAATGAGTTTCATACAGTAATGTTAATGAATCTGTATTAAATATGAAAGTCGTAGGTTCAGAAACTTATGATAGAAGATTAATACTACCTGTTGGAGTGACTCTTTTAAACGAGTTCGGAACAGGTAGTATTAAATCCTTGTCATTTAGTTTCTATGACACAGTTACAGAAAGAAGATCGGTACTTCACAATGTGCCTTTTACTCCTAGTGATCCTTACTCACACAATGCTATTGAAACAATGATAGGTGAGGCTCATGAAACATGGTTAACACAAGTAAGAGCACAAGGTAAAAAGAAACCTAAGATGACAGTAGATGAAAGAAAAGACGCAGGTAAAGTATTGAACGAAATTCGTACTAATAAATTAAAAAGACAAGAAAGTAGCACTGGAAAAATTTATTTTGGAGGAACAAAGATTGACAGAAAAAAACTTAACAGAAAATTCAAACGGAAAGCAAGAGCAAATCAGCGATAATGTAGTTGTACTACAAGAAGACATAGCATCTGCTATGGGAGAAGACGAGTTGTTCAGACTTAAGGTTGTGAATAAGGCTTTAACCAGAGAAAACAAACAATTAAAAGAACATATTAAATTAATGGGCACAGCCCAAGTTAACAAGGCAAAGGAGGATAGCGATGCCACCAATGGGAAAAGGAACATACGGAAGTAAAAGAGGAAGACCTGCCAAGAAAGGCAAGATGATGAAAAAGAAAATGATGAAAAGAAAGAAGAAATAATTATGGCTAAACGGACATATAAATCCGCAGCATGGACAAGAAAAGCAGGACAAAATCCTAAAGGTGGTCTTAATAAAAAAGGTAGAGCATCTTACAAGAAACAAACAGGTGGTACATTAAAAGCCCCTGTGAAGTCAGGAGATAATCCAAGAAGAGCATCTTTTTTGGCAAGGATGGGGGCGTCTAAAGGTCCAGATCGTGATTCTAAAGGCAAGCCTACAAGGAAACTTTTGTCATTGCGAGCATGGGGAGCAAGTTCTTCTGCTGATGCCAGAAAAAAAGCTAGTGCTATTAGTAAAAGAAATAAAGCAAAGAAATCTAAAAGGTAAAACATGGCTAAGAAGAAAGGCTTGTATGCAAATATACATGCTAAAAGAAAAAGAATAAAAGCTGGCTCTGGAGAAAAAATGCGAAAGAAAGGGCAGAAAGGCAGACCAACTGCTGCTGCATTTAGAAAATCTAAACGAACAGCTAAGAAGAGGTAACACATGGCAGTAACACAAAGTAAAACATTAAAAGATTTAAGACAAGCAGTTGGTAGAAATTTGGGTAAAATGATTACAGGAACTACTACAGGAGGATCTACTAGCACGGCTATAGATACATCTTTATTTGGTGGAGATGATGAGTATATTGGAAGTTATATGCGTTTTACTTCAGGGAACAAAAGCGGAACTACTCAAAGAATATCTGATTACACTTCGTCTTCTACTACATTAACATTTAAAACTACAACAAGCGGAGCTATAGATGGTGACGACACTTATGAGCTTTGGAGTGATGGATTTGATCCAGATGTTGTAGATGAATTAATAAATCAATCTATATGGGAAGTAACAGGAAGAGTATACGATCCGGTAGAAAACCTAGACGTGCACACAGATAGAATTAATACTAGATGGGAGATTCCTAGTGGGTTAGCCATGATACAAGATGTGTATTATAGAGATAAGATTACACAAAAATTATTACATAATTGCAACTCAGTATTCACAGCAACCAATACTGCTGGGGGTACTATTGCTCCTTCTTTAGTTACAGAAGATTACAAAACAGGAACAGGGGCAAATAAATTTGTATTGACTAGTGCCACTGCTGATGGAGGATTAATGACTGCAGCTATTACATCTGTTGATTTAAGTAAATATGATTTTATAGAGTTTTGGATTAAATCAACTAAAACTACAACACTTGCTGATGGAGGAGATATCCAAATATTGCTTTCTGATTCCGCAGCCGCGGCTTCTCCAAAAGAAACTTTGAATGTACCAAAATTAACAGCAGATACTTGGAAATACTGTAGACTAGCATTAGGCAATCCTGAGACTGATACAGCTATTATATCTTTAGGATTGAAGTTTGCAGATGTTTCAGGAGTTGGTGGTGGAAATGCTACTGTATTTTTAGATGACATTAAAGTAGTAAAGAATGATACTGCAGCATGGGAAAAACTAGCTAGAAACACATGGAGAATAGATAAAGAAGGAACTGTACAAGGAGCTAGCACTGCTGACTTGGTATTGTCAGACAGAGGAAGAGCATTGGCTGCGTATAGATTACTTAAAATAGTAGGAGGAAATGTACCTACAGAGTTTTCACTAGACACTACAGTAACAGAAGTCCCAGAAAGATATGTAACAGCTTACGCAACAGCGTTGGCTGCACAGGCAGGATCAACAAGAAATGACATTGATACAGATGGTATGAGAACACTTGCAGGATTTTGGCATAACAAAGCTGCTGAAGCTAGGAATGCATTGCCATTCTTAACTAACGTAAGAACAGTAAGGTAATGGCTAATAAAGTAATACAAAAAAACGAAATATTTTTAGACGGAAAATATTATCCGATAAACAAACCTGTTCAACAAGTGTTAACTTCTTTATATCCACCTAAAGTTACGATTGGAGACACTACCAGAGACTCACAATCAAGAGCTAGTGTTATTTCATGGTCTGATTTTAGAGGCGGTATAGGGGTAGAAAACATGGAAGGGGCTAAAGATGTAGACAGAGCATGGTGGAGTACATGTACATTAAGATATAAAAAACATTTAGTATTACCAACTAAAACAACAAGAGTACCAGGTCCCGTAGATGTATCATTAGATATAATTCAAGAGTATCAAGGAGAATTATATTGCATATATGCAGACAAAAATATATATAAATATAACTCAGGTAATGACGCTACAGCTTCTGTTGCGTGGAGTTCAGCGTTAAACGAACTACCAGCTACTGCAACAGACGCTTTACAAGTAAGAATGGCAGGTAATATGTATTTAGTAATTGCAACAGGAACTGGCTATACTTATGTTACAGCAGGAGAAAGTGACGGAGTATTAATAAGTGGAGATACTTATACTGACGACACAAAAGATACGCAGTTTCTAGCTTTTTGGAATGACAAATTGTGGGGAATAGATAGCACAGGACAACTTTGGTATGCAGCAACTTTAGGAAGTGAAACAAATGACGCTAAGTTACCATTGCCTGATAATCATGTAACTGATTTATTTGTAGCTAGAAACGCAAGTGGCGACCCTATTTTATATGCTATGACAAAAGAAGGGCTGTATGCACATGATGCAACTAATGCTAGATGGGTTGAAACACAATTAGCTTTGCCTTTTCATAATGATAATGGTAAAGGCTCTGTTAGATGGAGAGATTCAGTGTATATACCAGCAGGTCTAGGAATATATAAATATATTAATGGAACAAACTCTGCGGTGGTTACAATAGTAGGACCGGACAGAGATGACGGATTGCCTTCTGACAACAGAGGAAAGATAGTAGGATTACTAGGGACACATAATGATTTAATAGCAATGGTAGACGGAACGTTAGCACCTGGAGTAGCAGATATGTTTGGTTCATTGGAATCGCCTGTTATATCAGACACTACGGGGTTTAGTGCAATACTAGGATGGAACGAAGTAGGATGGGAAGTTAAATGGACTGCTACCGAAGCAGGGGAAAGTATAACGTCATCTTTTGTTACAGACGTGGGAGGAAATTTGGCTAGCACTAATCCATACAGATTGTATTGGGGGTTCAAAAATGATTTGTATTACCAACAATTGCAATCAGATGTTATAAACCCTAATCAAATTGTTAATTATAATTATGAGTCTACTGGATTATTATACACTCCGTTTTTCAATGCAGATCAAATAGAAGTAGATAAACTAGCATTAAAAGTTAAAGTAGACACAGCTAATTGTTCTTCGTCAAATCCAGAAGCAAAAATTAAAGTGGAATACGCTTTAGACGGAAACGAAGATACTTACTATACTTTAGGAACTATTACAGATTCAACAACTCCTACTGAGTACACGTTAGCTAGTGGAGTTGGTATAGCATTTAGATCAATTCAATTTAAAATAACTCTAACAACAGATGATAAAACAGTTTCTCCAGACATGTTAAATTTAACATTGATATTTAGGAAAAAATTAGACACGAAATTTGGATGGTCAGTTAATTTAGACATGACCAAGCCTTATAAAGGCAGAAGTCCTAAAGCTATGAGAGCAGATATCTTGTCAGATATAGACAGCAATACATTATTAGAGTTTACTTATCGAGATGATAGCTCTACTAATAGAAACTATTATGTAGATATAATTAATGCTCAAGGATTAGAGCATACAGCAACTGATGAACGAGGAACAACAACTATATTAGTAAGCGAGCCGTAATGACAACGCAATCTCAACAAATGACAGTTCCCCCAGATTGGGAAGGCAGTATCCCAGAATACATGGTATATAGATCATTGATAGAAAGACACGGGAAACAACCCGGAATAGATTTTTCTTATCAATCAGCACTTATGGGAGGAAGATTAGACAAAGGTGGAGTTGTTTTAGATTTTGTGTTTACTGACCCGCCTGACCTTGCAATAAACGTGCAAGGAGAGTATTATCATTATGGATTAGGGGCGACATATATGCAAAATGATATAATAATTAGACAACAAATAGCAGGACAAGGCATAAATTTAATATTTATAGACGAAAATGACGTGTTGGAAGATGTTGATTATTATGTGAGGGAAGCATTGAATTACAAAGATCACTCCAAGTTAGGAGGAGGAAGATAAAATGGCAAATATAGTAAATGCAGGATTTGTATTTAAAGATGACGGAACTGCTGTAAGTGGAGCAACAGTAAGTGTATTACAAGCTGATACTTCTACTTCAGTAGCTACTGGAACAACTAATTCTAGTGGTTATTATTCAATAACTACAACCACAGAAAATGCAAATGCGTATGATGTAAAAATAACTTCAGGTTCTTCTGTTAGATACCGAAGAGGTAAAGACAGAGTTCAAATGATGGAATTAGATATAAGAAATAACACAGCAAACACTCAAGGTGGATTGCTTGTAGCAAATAACACTAACAATGCTAGTAATAAAATAGCAACCTTTGCTAATAGAAGCAGAACAGGTGTAGATGGAGATGAGATATATATATCATTTGAAATGATGAATGCTGCAGACGAGATCCATGAGTTTGCCCGTATAACAGCAGAAACAGTTGACTCTGCAAATGGAAACGAAGATGGACAATTAAGATTTGGTGTATCCGATGGAGACGCAGGTACTCCTGGAGCAATAGTAGATGTTCTTACTTTGAATACTACTACAGGCGGAGTAACTTCTGTTATTACAGATACAGCAAGTCAATATAATAGTACTATTACTGTAGGTGTAAATGACACAGGACATGATGTTAAATTCTTTGGAGCATCTGCTGGAGCATATATGTTATGGGATGAATCAGCAGATCAACTTATAATTATGGGTAAATCAGCAGATGCAGTTGATAGTACAGGTAAATTGTTACTTGCTACATCTCTTACAGATGTTAATGCTAACGATGTACTTGGAAAAATAGAGTTCCAGGCACCACACGAAACAGGAACTGATGCTACAGCAGTAGCTGCAGCTATTGAAGCAGTAGCACAAGGAACATTTGCTGCAGCAGTTAATGCTACAGATTTAATATTTAAAACAGGACATTCAGAAGCAGCTACAGAAAAATTCCGAATTACATCACAAGGTGAATTAGGAATTGGAGGAGCTACTTATGGATCAAGTGGAGATGTACTAACATCAGGTGGAGCAGGAGCTGCTCCTACTTGGGAAACTCCTACAACAGGAGATATTACAGGAGTAACAGCAGGTACAGGATTGTCAGGTGGAGGGACTTCAGGAGGAGTAACTCTTGCAGTTGAGGCTTCGCAAACACAAATAACAGCAGTAGGTACTATAGCTACAGGAGTATGGAATGGTACTGCAATAACCCACGCATATATAAA